GGACTTTTTCAGGAGCCAGCTCGCCACGGATTGTTCTTACGACCAATCCTCGGGCGCCGAGGAAGCTTTCCTCCGCCTTCAGCGAGGTGACACAGTTCATAGCGTTGATTTATCAACGGCTACCTGTCGGTTCCCGTGGTCGGTTCAAAAGGAACTTTGTCAGTTCCTCAACTTACCACAGGACTGGCTACAGGCCCTTGAATTCGTCACTCAAGGTCCTTGGTCAGTAGGTAAGGAGTTGAGGCAGGACTTTAATGTCTCTACCCTTTCCTGGGAGGTTGGCCAGCCATTAGGCATACGCCCCTCTATGAGTTTGTTTTCACTCACTCATAATCTCCTGTTAACCGGTATTTGTTATCGGTTGTCGGTGGATCCAGAGGACACCTTCCGTGTTTTAGGGGATGACGTAGTCATTTTCGATGACTCCGTACACGACATGTATGTACGTGTAGTAACCGGAGCTGGGATACCAGTTTCCTGGTCAAAGTCCCACTCATCGACATCCTTCGCCGAGTTTGCTGGATACGCTATAACCAAAAACGGTATGTACCGTCCAGGTCAATGGCGCCCGGTAAACAAAAGTAACTGCCTAGATATGGCAGCGTTCGCCGGAGGTCCAACCTTCGGAGAATGTCCGCAGTCTCTTATAGAGGCTCAGCGGCACTGGCTGTTTCGGCTTCACAAATATGAGCCCCCAGTCAGTGAGTGGCCTAAGTTTATTAAGGTCAACTCCATTCTGGATATGACTATCATTAAAGATATGTCATCCAACGCGCCTTGGTGGTACTACACGGTGATGGACAAGATTGAGTCCATAATCCGCTCGTATTATGGCGACCATTATATGGTGCCATTCCACTACGAGACGCCGTCAGTGAAAGGTATCCATCTTCGTGATGGTGATCCTTATGTTATGGAGGTTGTTAACAACCGCCTACATCTCTCAGCTTTCAACAGCTGGGAGTCACATCCAACACGAGCAGCCAATGAGGCTCGTCTTGTGCTGGAGGCCTTCCTAGAGATGGGAAGGCTGACGCTAGATGAATTCACCTCACACGTGAAGGAAATCTATCGGAAGGCTAATACCTTATTGTATCAACCCCCCGCGGATTACTTCGCGAGTGGGTCCCCC